GCCTAACATGAAAGGCAATTTGATGTGGAGAGAACGTCACCTTGTTACTCTTCGTGACTTTTAATTCTATTGTAAAAAAGTGGCCCCTAGCATTGCTGACCAGTAAATCAGGAGTCCCATGTAAGCTATTATTTTCAAGTCGAATAAGCGAAAAATCACTAAAACTTTTCTTAACTTTTTGATATAATTTACGCTCTGGTCCCATATGTTTTTGGGGGTAACATCGTCATTCATTTAATAGTCCTTCTGAAGTTTTTCTGGCAAGATAAGCTTCGAAGGTTTTTCAGTTTTTAGAACTAATCGGTGTGCGCTATGTCCCGGCTGGCCAATAATTGGAATGGAGTTTTCATGTACTTCCATTCTTCTTATCTCATGCAACTTTCCTTTTATCTCTACATAGATGACTGCATTTTTTACTGCGTCAGATCCTTTTGTAAAATTACTCAAGAACAATTGCAAGTCTTGTACTTTCATGAATCTTTTCTTCTTAACTTGTCGGATAAATCAACTATCACTTTTCTGTATCCTTGCAAGAGATTTTTATTACTTTCATTTTCAGACTGTACTTTTCTTAAATATGCTATCTCTAATTTTTGCACACTAACTAAGTGTTGAAAGCCTGCTATCGTTGCATGCAACTCATCTATTTGTTTAGTCAAATCTAGTTCTCCTCTGTCATCTTTCATCTATTGACTTTATAGGATAGTTACCTTAAATTGTCAACTATGGGATTACCAAAGAGACTTACAGAAATGCAACAAAGATTTGCCGAGTTTTTAGTATTCGGTGGACCTGATGGGCCAATGACTCAAACGGAAGCAGCTATCGCTGCTGGCTATAGTCCTAAACGTGCAAGACAAGAAGGATCAGAACTTTGCAATCCTAAACTATCTCCACTTGTTGTAAAATATATTGGTCAACTAAAAGAAGAAAGACTTAGAAAACATGAAGTCACTTACGAAGGACACGTAGCAGAACTTGCTAGACTTAGAGAGGCCGCTTTAAAGAAAGGATCATTCTCTTCAGCAGTGAATGCGGAAGCAAACAGAGGAAAAGCAGCAGGACTATACATAGATAGAAAGATAATAAAAACAGGAAAGTTAGAGGACCTATCAGAACAAGAGCTAGAAGCAAAAATGAAACAGATAATAGACGATTACGGACAGTTAATAAATGTAACTCCTGCATCTATAACTTCTGAATCTTCTTCACCCACTGACGAGGAATCATCGTCCGATCCCCAAACGTAATACCATCATCATCTTTATCGTAAGAAGCAAATAATTTTATAGACTTACTATCTTTAGAATATAGCCAACCTTCATTAACTGGTCTTGCTAGTTTCATTTTATCAAACTCTTTATCAGTAGCCCAGCCAGAGTCACTGACACAATCAATCCACTCCACTCTGACTCTCGGATAAGGTATCTCGGGAGCACTATCAGTTGCAATTCTTTTTCGTCTTTTCCTAGGCATACAACCTTATAGTACAATAGTTCAAATCAGTCTAGTTGCCATATTTTGAACACAATTCAATACTTGCGATACATACAAATTATTTTGTATCCATTTTCAGAAAAAAACTTTTTTCCCAGATTTACCCCTCGCAGGTTTCGCAGCCTATATAAATCAACACTTCTAGGGCTCGGGCTACCCCTCGCGGACCCCTCGCAGAAATCATTTACCCCTCGGGATTTTTGGTTTTCGGATACATTTTAGAGTTTTCGGATACATTTTAGCTTGACTACCCCTCGCGCTGCGAGGGGTAAAACCTGTTTTGCGAGCCCTAAATTGCATCTGCGAGCCCTAGAGAATTTGTTTTTCTGCCTTATTTTCGCCATAATATTTCCTCATTACGGCCACTTTGTCTTCAGCTTCTGCAATAAGCTGTAATAATTTGTCAACCTCACCTGTAATATCTATGTGCTCAGGTATTATAATATTATTCTCATTAAAAGATTGTATTTTGTATCTTGCATCTTCAATATCTGCTTCATACTTTTTTAGAAGCGTTCTAAACAACATATCATTCATTAGTAAAATCCTCCTTTGTAATATTTACTTTTGCTTTCTCTTTTTCATCATGAACTAGGTCATAATACATGTCTAATCTTTTTAAAAACTCATGTTTATAACGTCTTAATTCAGGTCCAGTTACGACAAATTCTTGATAATATAGGTCAGGCGTGCATACCATGATAACTCCTTGCTCGATGTTTGACTTGTGAACATAGTCGTGTGCCATGGCGTACGCTGCGATTTGCAGATAATAATCTTCGATCCATTCTTTCTTCTTCGGACGGTTAGACTGCTTGAAGTCAACAACAGTTTCAAGATTGTTGTGTAAACAGACAAGGTCTGTCGAGCCTGCGTATAGGCCTGGATAATATAACGTAACTTCCGAGCCATACCATTCATCAACCGGTGTGAGACCCACATCAATAATTTTTTCGGCCATGGTTTTCGCCTTCTGTCCGAGTTCTGTAAGATCATCGTAGCCAGTTCCGAGGATATAGTGTTCCAGGAATTTGTGCATAGCTGTCCCCCGACTACTAGATAAATTTTTGATTCGTTCTGCTTCTGCTTCACCGACTTTAGCTTTCCATTCTTTTAAGAATTGTTGATTTTTGGTTTTGCCTAATATCGTAGTAACGCTTGGAAGTCTAGCACCATTTACATCATAGAGCCGTGTTCCGTGGTCCTCGATCCGTGATGCATCGACATAGGTGTACTTACCACTGTGTTTAATCTTACGACCTATATTATGGTATTCTTCTATATCTTTATCATCCATCATGATTTCTTTTTAGTTAGAACTTTTATCTTACCATCATTGATATAATATCCTTCTAACTCCTCGTCTTTTTTTAATTTTTTACCGAAGATTCTATCATAACCTTCTTTATATTTTTTATTCGTAGGTCTTGATCGACCATCCCATTTTTCTTTTTTACTCATAGTTTTCTTTTTAACTCCTCTAAATATTCTCTGTTTTCTTGGTCCCTGATTAGTTTTTCATGCTCCTTGTCTTGTTTACTTTTTAATATTTTTACATGTTCACGCCATGCCCAGGCATTGATCATACCCGCATACTTCATGATAAAATGTAAACCTTGGTATATATACTTATCAAACATTATTCTTTTACCAATGCTCCTTTCTTAATTTGATTGAGTGGTGCTGAGTCATGTACATTACCTGATACAGATACTCTTACACAATCAGAGTTAAATGGGCTAACCCAATGTTTTAACCACGCAGGAAAGATAAACATCTCCCCGTCTTTTGGAAAGTATGACATGTAAGTAATACAATCTCTAATTCCTTCTCCATACATAAACTGAATACCACCCGGACCACAGCTCTTGCCAGTGTACTTAGCGTTTTCTTTTTGTAATGGTTCTGGAACTGACAAATATATTACAAACGATAACTTACCATCATGGTCATGTGGTGGGTTAAACTCATACTGTCTTTGAAAATTACACCACAACGCAGTCAATGCGTATTCTGGTTTTGAATCATACATCTTTCCTTGATACTTCTGAAACATTTGATCGTATACACCAAGGTAAGGTGCTAAGTATGGTATAAGTTTTTCTCTCGACTTTTCCGTATAACCTATTTCTTTTTCTATCTGACCTGCAAGTTTATCGTTATAACTCTCAGCAGATTTTTTAATCTCATCAAGTAATGCTTTCTTAAAATCATCTTGTATCTTTAATTTTATAACACAAGGTCCCCAGTTAAAAGTTCTAACTTCTATCTGTGGGTTTTCTTTTTTAGTTTTTTTGGACATTTCTTTTTACCTCTCTATATTCTGCTAAACTAATGACTTTATTATCTAAACTTTGTTTTGCATAGTGCTCTATAATCTGTGTAATCTTTGGTAACTTTGTATGAGCCCAAGGCCAAATCAAACAACACACATAGTACGCTTCTCTAAATGTACAACGCCATCGCCATTGCATCAAGTATTTTGTACCGTCTTTTCGAAGTCCTTTTCTAGGCTTCTTTGTGACTGTACCACAACCCAACACTTCGTGTACCCAATGTATTACAGATTTATCTGTCATGGTTATCTCCATGTTGATACGCATTGAATTACTTATTCGATAACCTTTGCCGTTGTGTTTCTTTTTCTTTTCAACAGCACGTTTAAAAAATACACTACCTTCGCCATCAAAGAGTCCTGCAATATATGCTTTGTCTGTATCAGGAATCATATTTTCTCACATGTATTAGTATAGCTAACACAACAATTGAAACTGCAGTGCCTATAAAAAATAAACCTATCATTTTTTATCACTCGTTATAATCCATTTTAATGTTGATGTTGCAGGATCAAACCCATCAAACTTACTAGTGCAAGCTGTCAGAAGTACCATCATCAATCCAACCCATATCAGTTGTTTCATAGAACTCACCCTCCGAATCACAATCCCAACATTGATGCACTGTATCACCCATCTCTGTTGCAACTTTTAAATATCCATTGCCTTTACAGGTAGGACATATCGTTACTGTTACTTTAGCTTTTTTTAATTTTGCCATTTAGTTTCTTCGCTTTCTCGTTTGCTATTGATTCAATCGTCTTTGCTATAGATAATTTAGCATCGGGCAATAATACCTTTGATAGTTTATCTAATGTAGCGTATGTTTCTTTTGTTAGAGAAACATTTTTATATTTTGACATATCAGTCATGACTTGTTTCCTTTCATATTTAATAGCTGTAATATAGGTGATAATATAGGATTGTCAATGAAATTTTTGTTAAGTTTATTAATTTGTTCTAGTGTTGCTGGTGAATGTATGCCTCCTTTTGACTGGCACGAAACATTTAGAACTAAATACGATTGTTTGACTTTTGGATACGAAGAATCTCTTAATAAAATGAAAGAAATAGGCCGAGAAGATGTGAATAAATACGGCATGTATATTAAGTTTTATTGCACACCTATTGACACAATTTGACATTATGGCAAAATAATGGTAAGGCGAGATAATTTCTCACCATTACCTACCCTTATTTTTTTCCCTCTTTAGGGTAGGTGTCTCTTGATCCCACATCCACAATAAAAGAACTGCAGGTAAAATCAAAAGACTAGTTACAAATACAGCCAATAAGAGCACCTGTGCCATCCTTCATTACATGTAAATTAAACGGTGGTTCGTGATACGTGGTCAGATGTACACGTAGTATGTCACACAGATCAAAGCAATTTACTTCGTCCAATAATGATATACCTGCCGTCATTTCCTTTGTGACAGCTACTAACTGATACAACCCGTCGTTTAGAAGTATTAAGTCCATCGTTCGCAAACTCCTTTACTAATTTATACCAAAGATCTTTGTATTTTACATCTTTAGTTTTATTATAATTATTTGCCGCTTGATCTATTTCTTTTTGTGTCGTCATTTACCCTCGTTCCATGAGTTAAAACATTTTTTAATCCAGGCGCTTTCATATTTATATCAACGCCATACGATCTCCATGCTTGTTTCATTAAGTTAAGTTCCAATAACAGACTAGACCATTGACCGGGCAATGCACCATCTACTTTTATAGTTATTATTTTTTCTTTCATATCTATAATGTAGGATATTTTAGGATATTGTCAAGGTCTACCCTTGTTTTTCATTTGTCTTTTTTTATGTTTATTCAATGATTTTGTATGTCTACCTGGTCGTTTTTTAGGTTTATCTCGAGGTGCTGTTACAACTCCAAATTTAGATTTTTTTGCCATCAGTCCATTCTTTTACAAACACATCCATGTGTTCAGGTCTAGTTATGTGTGGTAAATAAGTTATCTTTCCATTTACATGTTGATGCAAGTCTGCACCACAGTTCATACATCTGTACATTTCTTTTGTAAGTCCAACTAACATTGTAAACTCATCACACGTTGGACATTTACCATTTACGATTTCTGCAGTAATTTTCATTACTCTAATATTAACTTCTTTATAGATAAAGATCCATCAATATTTTGCTCTACTTCCGCCATCGACTTTATGCATTGATGAGTAATTTTACTATTTGTGTTATATTTTTTTTCTTCTCTTGTAGCATACCTCTTCCCTTTCAAGCACATTGCCATTGAGGGTTTATTTGTGTTAGGGTCAATTTGAATTCTGTGTTCTTTGATCTCTCCGTTGATTATCATAAGAAGAGCTACTACTTCTAAAGTCATACTATCTTACCTTTGTTTTCACCTTGCTTGATAACATATTTTTGTGTACCATGCTTGCCAGTTTCTACTTCTTTTTTTAAATCTTTTACATAACTCATTTGTTTAGCCTGTTTATTTATATCAGCTATATAATCTAAAACTTTTTTAGTGATTCGTCCCGTTGCCATTTTCTCTTACCTTATCTTTTAATTCTTCTATATCTTTTAATGCTTTATCTAATTGTTCACTTAAAAATTCTATATTAACTTTGTTTGTCATATTCATCT